GCCATGACGCCCTGTGCTACGCCGTGGCGCGAGCCGCCGAAAGCGTTAGCGGCGTTGGCTTGCGCCGCAAGATTGTTGTTCGCCATTTGGCGTTGCCGCTCAATGTCAGCGCCGGTTCGATCAATGACGCTTGTTGTGTAGGGGTTCATGTAAGCGCCGACTTGGAGCGGCGCGTTCATAGCTGCTTGCGTGCCGCCTATAGCGCCCTGCAAGGAATTAGCCGCCGCTGTATTTACGTTAAACGGTTGTGCTTGAGCTGTGCCACTCTGCTGCATTGGCATTGCTGAATTTACTGGATTGCCTGCACCTGACATTATACGGTTCCTTCTCTTGCGGAAATTACTTGCCGCATATTTGCTAATGTTGTTGGGCTAATTCCTGTTTTTTCTTGGAAGTGTTCGGGGTTGGTGAAAGCGCCAGATTTTTTGAAAGCGTCAGCATATGCGCCTAAATTAGAGCCAGCCGACTGTAGTTCTTTTCTAATCTCCTTGCCATCATTTGAAGCAAATGCCTTTTGTGTTTTGATTGCTTGCGCGGCTACTTCGTCAGAGGTTAAAGAGCCGTATTTATTCGTGAATACGCTTGTCTCAGACGGGCCAAGACCGCTTAAAAGCCCTCGGTCAATAATCTCTTGCGAATTTCTACCGTATTCCTCAACAGCGCTTACCAAGCCTTGCACAGCCATTTCTCGACGCTCTTGACCGTTAGACGTTGGCAGTGGGGCTGGCGTACCGGTACCAAGCAAGCCGCCCATTGTGAAGATACTGTTGATTATTTGGTGGCCAAGTGGATTATCTGAGTTTACTATTTCGGTCATGCCCGTCGCTGGGTTAAATTGCTTAATTTGAGGTAGGCCCACGCCAGTTAGGTATGAGTCAGAATTAACGGGTATGTCATTAGCGCCCATAATGCCGCCAGCATAAGAGCCGCCTATATTGCGAATGCCTGCGCCTGCTATGCTTTTTCCAGCCATGTCATACTGCTGCATTGTTAAGGCGTCATTGCCGTTCGTCCCACCGCCATTAAACGATCCTAAGCCGCCGCTGTTGTCTCCGCTATATGTTGCACCTGTCGCCGCAGCAAAATCATTGCTTGTCAAATCGCTTGCCAGCTTTGTAACTTCCAGACCTGTATCCATGTCTAAATAACTTACTGGCTGTTGTGAGTGAAAGGCCGCTGCCTCTGCGTTATATGCAGGATTAGCATCGTTTCCATCAGTCAAAGCGTCATAATTAGAAAAGGCATCAACTACAATTTGATTTTGAGTTTTCTTTTGATCCAAAGTTAAGGGGTCTAAATAACGGTCTGGATCAACGATTGGGTCAACAACAACTGGATCAACGATTGGGTCAACGACAACTGGATTAATTGGAAACTTATCAAAGACTGACTGACTTTGGTTGTTTGAATTTTGCGCTAAGGTTGCGGCAACCTCTTGAATGGCCGCATTATTAGCAGCATTTGCGTCGGCATTATCAACAGGGATAAACGTGGATGCTGCGCCTGTATAAGGGTCTATGAACATGGCATCATACGCCGCTGCTTGACCGGGGCGGGCTGCTCTAAAATCTGCAACTGCGCTGTCGAAAAGCGGTATACTTGAGTAACTTTGCGAGCCATCTGAAAACGTTGTTGGCGTAGGCATGCCATTGCCAGCGCTACTTTGCATCCCAAAGGCGTCTGCCGTCGCGTTCGTGTTCGCAAATGCATCGTTTTGCATAGGGCTGAAAGCTGCAAACCTGTCGGCATAATTCGGCTGAAATCCGAGCGTGCTAATTTGGTTGCCGCGCGCTAGGTTATCTTTCGCGGCATTTTCCATCCACTCAGGGATTTCTACTTTTGTTGACGTCGATCCACCGCCTGCCATTATACAAGTTCCTTCATGTAGCTTACGTGCAGCATCTTTGCACCGAATTGTTTCAGCGGTTTTGCCCAGCCGCGCCGACCGTGCATTGTCAGAGCTGTGCAGCCTTGTGCCTTCGCCCATGTTAGCACGTCTTTGTTCATTTCCAAAAGTTGCGGGAGTTCGCCACCGCCAAGAAAAATGTTCAAAACTTTGCGGCGAGGGTAGCTTATGATTTCAGTTATTAAGCACCCTTTTGGCGCTGGCCAGAGCTGCATTTTACCGCTCTTGCAACCGTCAACTATGTCCTCAAAATTGTGAGTCTTGCCAGAGTATTCCAGCGCCGCCTCAATCCACTTTCTGCATCTTTCAAGCTGCTCCATTACCAAGATCCACCCGTCATTGAAACGCGCTTCCAGATGTGAGCAGATCCATCATGCGCGGCAACGCAAACGTAAATGTATGACGTATCCCACGCTATCATGCCTGTCAGATCGCCAGCCGAGCCGACGCTGGATGCTGGCGCTGTTTCACGTACCACCAGCGCTTTAAAACTGTTGGCCTTGCTCACGATTGGGTAGCCAAATTCTTTATCATAAAGCAGCACGCCGTCCTCGGCGGCACTTGCACCCGGTTGCTTTGCGTCTAGCTGATTTAATGCTTTTCCAAGAAAGCGTCGCAAGTTTTCAGCCCACAGCGAAAGATCTGGTGTGATTGGCGGCAATACTCTCATCTGCGCCCGCCAGCTCTAGCGTCAAGCCGCATGACGCCGACGCGCCAGTCAGCCGACGAACCTTCAACGCGCATACGAACTTGACGGCCTTGAAAGCGCACGCTGGTCGGGTTTGACATGTTAAAAGGGCCATGCGTTGTCTCGGCTGCGTTGGGGTAAAAGCGCGTTTTGAACTTTGCTGTCACGTCGCCTTGCGTTTTCTCATCAGGTATCATTTCAACGATTTGCATTACGTTATCTCCATTGCCAATACTGATTGGGCCAGTTTCAGCAAACGGCGTTGACGTATCGTAATTTGTGCCTGTCTCATGCTCATATAAAATGCCAGTTGTGCCGATATACATTGGCTGGCGAAACACGCCCCGATCAACGCCAGCCGTGCGAGCAAGATTACCCGTTAGCCATACGTTTTCGGCGTAATCATAGGCCACATATCTGTCGCATTCTGTTGAATTGTTGGATGGGTAAAACCACCAGATTTCATTCCACTCGCTGTTGACGACGGCGCTGACTTTGCTTCTCTGATCTGCGTTCATGTCGCTGAAAACATAATCGCCAACTTCGCAAGGCAACGTCTGCACAGCGCCGCCCGCATAAACGTGAAAGCTGCGCTGACCCATCCAAAATACGCCAGCATCTACGCTGACCGCTGCATTAGCTGCAATGAGGCCGCATGATGTGCCGACGCGCTCAATTCCAAACACAAATGGCAAACCTTGGAATGTCATCGCGTGGGCGTCCTCAGTCGTAAGGATCAGCGATTGGCCTCTAGTGCGTAGCCCTTTTAAAATCGTGCCGTTTGTTTGAATGCGTAAATCGCCAGCCTGATTTGTTACCGCCGCTGTCCAAAGGTTGTTGTTTTCTTGATCAGACCATTGCACCTTGCGCGGATCGCCGCCTGCGCCAAAGCAAACCACAAATCTTTCCTCAGTCACCATGAAGCCAGTGCAGCTTGTTGGCGCGTTTGAAAGCAATGCTGCGTCAGCGCTTGCGCTCAATTGCCATTCGTAAAGCTTTCCGTCATCGCTGGACATAGCAAGCAAATATTGGCCAAAACTATCAAGGCTCCAAGTGGTTGCCGTCAGGTTGTTGGCCTGATCTTGGCGCGGCGTACCATAAGTTTCTTTCCCAAAGAGGGCTGCGCCGTAGGCCGTTTTCATATTGGCGTCCACGCGACCAATTGTGAACGTATTTGGAGTGTTGTCGCTTACAACGCCTGCACTTGAGATTGTGTGCAATTTTGCATGTGTTCCAGCCGCAAGATAACGATTTCCACTGTTGTCCTCCCACGCAAGCATTGAGCGAGCCACGCCATTTATGTTGACGCTTTGGCGCTGCCGCCAGCCACCCACGGGGCGTAAACTATCCTCATGCCAGCGCACCAGGTCAACATCTCGCCAACGACCTGCTGACTGCAAATCAGTTCCGTTGCGATATGCGCCTTTTGGAATGCTGAGTGGAACTAGCGGCATCAGTTGTTATCCTTCGACTTCGCTTGCTTTAAGACTGTCTTTGAGCATTGACATAAATCCATTTCGCCCGACGCGAAGCTGGTCTAAATTAAATTGCGCAGAGCCTATTTTTTGGTCTAGGCTCTGAATGTGATTTATGCACATCTTTGACTCGTCTGTCAGTTGATCTTCAGTGTATTTTATTTCGTCAATCGTGATGGTCTTTTTATCTTCAACCATGTTGATTTCCTTTCTAAGTTAAGCTGCCCACGGCTGACCAGAGGCAGAGGTTGGAGCTTTTTGATTTTCTACATCGACTTTGATGTTTGCTTCGATACTA